AAAGTCTGAAAACGAAAAACTAAAAACTGAATTAGCTAAATCTCCAGCTGACTCTCCAATTAACACAAATAAATTTAGCTCAGAAAGACCTGCATTATCTAAAAAAGATTACAGCAGATTATCAAGACGAGATAAATTCTTACACGATTTAAAAAAATAATAATAATTTAAAATAAAAAAAAATGGCATTTAATGTAACATCAAACTTTAGTGGAAAAAGTGCAGGGTTTTATATCTCAGCAGCTTTAAACCAAGCAGTATCACTTGATTATCTAACAATGATAGAAAATATCAAGTTTAAATCTAATATTCAACGTATGGAAGGATCAGGACTTGTTGGAGCAGCATCTTGTGATTTTACAGATGCAGGAACTCTAGCACTTACTGAGAAAGTTCTTGAACCACAAAATCTACAAGTAAATTTACAACTTTGTAAAGCTACTCTTTTAGATTCTTGGGAAGCGTTACAAATGAGAGCAGGAGCAGGTGCGCCACCTCCAGCATCTTTTGATGACTATGTTATCTCTTATATGGGAGAAATCATTGCTGATGCAACTGAAACTTCAATATGGGCAGGTAATGCTAATACAGGAGGAGACTTTATAGGTTTTACAGGAGCAACAGCAGGTTTATTAAGAGCAGGAAATGACGCAACAGTTGTACAAGGAGTATTAACAGGTGGAGCAGGTGTAGCACCAACAGCAGGAACTATTATAGCAGATATGGAAGTAGCTTTAGATAACACTCCATCAGCAATTCTTGGAAAAGAAGATTTATATGTATTTGTAAATCAAAAAAATTACCAATTATATATTCAAGCAGTATCTTTATTAGGATATATGAATGCTTATAATATGAACGGAGACTATGAGCCAAGAATCAATGGTATTAAGATAGCAGTCTGTAATGGATTACAAAATGCTGCAATCGTAGTTGCTCAAAAATCTAATTTATTCTTTGGTACTGACTTAATTTCAGATGCTACAAGAATACAACTTTTAGATATGGCTAACCTTGATGGTTCAGACAATATGAGATTAGTTGCAAGATACTCAGCAGGTGTTCAAACAGGAGTAGGATCTGATATCGTATTAGTATCGTAATAACAAAAATAACGGGAGGGTGTAAAAGCCCTCCCTTAACTTAAAAATAATAAACAATGGCTTGTACAGCACTTACTAGAGGAAGAACATTGAACTGTAATAGAATTAGTGGAGGTATTTCTGCTGTTTATTTTGCAGTCTTAGACCAAATTACATCTATTACTTATGATTCAACTGCTGCACCAAATGGTGTAAGAGAGATTGATGATATAGATATGGGTGCTAATAGTATTTACAAATATGCTTTACCATTAGGTACATCATCTTTAACAGATACTATTGTAGGTTCAAGAGAAAATGGTACTATATACTATACTCCAACTATCAATATCATTTACAATAAACTAAGTAAAGAGGATCAACAAGAGATTAAATTATTAGCTGCAACTAAAACAGTTGTATTTGCTGAATTAAATCAACAACTTGCTAATGGACACAATGTAATTGTAGCTATGGGTATGGTAAATGGAATGGAACTTAATGCAGGTACTATGGACTCAGGAGCAGCTTGGGGAGATAGAAACGGATATACTTTAACTTTTGATGGAATGGAATCACAACCTTTTGCAATGGTTCAAGATTACACATCAACACCTTTTGATAATATAGATTCAGGTGGGCAAATTCCGATTGTATCAACAGGACTATAATCTTAATTAGTAGTTTTCATATATTTCTTAGAGGAGAGTAGCTTAATTGTTACTCTTTTCTTTTTAAAGGCAAATAAAAACAGACTTTTTCTATTATATAGTATGATACAAGCAATAACAGAGACTAATCTTACAACTTTCTTACAAACTGAAGACAATCGTATCAATACTTCAGTAGTTAAATCACAGATAAGACATTTAGTAAAGTTTACTAATGATATGGATAAGTCAGTACAATATGCTTACGGAACTACTGAGACTATATTTTCAAGATATACAGAGTTTACTTTTACATACAATGTTACTCCTAATGTTTATAATGGAGATATTAAATTCTTACCAGCTGGATATTGGAAGTATGAAGTTTACGAAGTTAGTTGGGTAGGTGCAGTATCAGTATCATCAGGTAATGCTCCTGCAACGGAGAATGATGTTTTAAGTCCTCCTGCTGACACTAAAGGTATAGTGCAAGGATTAGTTACCAAAGGCAAGATGTATGTAGCAGAGAAAGACGGAACACAACAAGTACAATACAATGAATATGAGCCTAGCTCAGGAACAAATTATATATATTACGGACAATAAAAAATTAAAAAATGGCAATAGAAAACGTACAACAACTTTTATCAGAACAACTAGGAAAACACAGATGTGATGTTATAGGTACAACGGCAATGACAGGTAAAGACTACTATGCAATATATTTCCCTGTGGAAAGTGTAATAGCAGATATTACTGCAACTAATGTACAAGCAGTTACAGGATCATCAGCAACTAGACTACAAACGACTTATGCAGCAGGAACAACTTTATTCCTTGCAGTAACAGATATACAGCTTACAAGTGGAATAGCAATTTGTTACTATAACCAACCTTTATAATGAGATTAGCACTAGGAATGTCTTTACCTTCTAGTAATAAAGGAGGATTAACACCTGTACAAAAGCAGGTTAGCGACTTTAAAGCAAGAGTTATTGCTGATGGTGGAGTATTTGAGGCTAAGGCTTGTTTAGAAGCACAATTAACAACTTTAAATAATATAGAATGAGTTTATTAGATGATGTTAGTATAGTAGTAACTCCTAACGGATATAAGGCAGGAGAATTGTATGCAGTAGTGCCTGTGCCTACTGAGGGTGCTGAAGAAATAACTAATGGAGATTTTGCAACTGATACTGATTGGACAAAAGGAACAGGTTGGACTATTAGTGGTGGTACTGCAAATTGCAATAATACAAGTGGTAGTACACAAGATTTAAAAACAGAAAATAGAATCCTTAATCTTGGAGGTAAAACAGTCAAAATAGAGTTTACTGTTAGCAACTATTCAGGTTCTGCAACTATGATAGTTACACTTCAAGGAACAGGAGGTAATGATTTTACAGGTATAAATGCTAATGGTACTTACACTGCTTATGCTTCAGTTCAATTAAGTGAGAATAGTATAGACCTTTTATTCAAAGCAAGTAATGGTTGGATTGGTAGCATAGACAACGTATCAGTAAAAGAATACACATCAGCAGATATGGATGTTACTAGAACAACTGATGCTACAAGAGTAGATGAGAATGGATTAATTGAAGATGTCTTATCTAACGTACCTCGTATAGACTACACAGGAGGAGGTTGTCCACATATATTATCAGAGCCTCAGAGAACTAATCTTATTACTTATTCAAGTGATTTTAGTCAAAGTTATTGGATTAAACAATCAAACATAACTCCTACCTATAACACTACCGAAACATTAAGTCCTGATGGAACTTACAATGCTACTAAACTTGTAGGGAATGGAACTGATGGTATTTATAAGGCAAGTATTAGTATAACAGGAGTTGCTGCAAGGTCGGTATATTTAAAAAGTGTAACAGGAACAGTAAATGTTATTTTAAAAGACCCTAATCTAACTGTTACTTCTCCAACATTAGATGTTACTACTGAATGGCAAAGATTTGAATTAACTGCAGATAATGGTTCTGGTGGACAAGGTATATGGGTAGATGATATACCTGCAAGTGGTATTTATATTTGGGGCGCACAAGTAGAAGAGTCTTATCCAACAAGTTACATTCCAACATCAGGAAGTACAGTTACAAGAAACCAAGACATCTTCACAAGAGATGGTATAGGTAGTTTGATTAATAGTCCTGAAGGAGTTTTATTTGTTGAAATGGCTGCTCTATCTGATGATGGAACTTTGAGATGTATTACTTTAAGTGATGGTGGAATTACAAATAGAGTATTGATTATATATAATACAACAAGTAATTCTATTAGAGCAGTAGTTGTAAGTAACGCAGGTACTTCTTTTGATGAATTACATACTGTTACATCTACTTTAGACTTTCATAAAATTGCTATTAAATGGAAGTTAAATGATTTTGCTTTCTGGATAGATGGTGTTGAAGTAGCAACTGATACAAGTGGTGCTGCCCCAATAGGATTAGATAGAATTGTTTTTGATGTAGGTAATGGTACTTACGATTTCTATGGCAAAGTAAAACAACTACAAGTATATAACACAGCACTAACAGATGAACAATTAGAAGCTTTAACTTCATAATATGAATATATATAAATTACAATACACAGACAAAACACAAGGAGACGCAGATTTACTTGCTAAAGGTACTTATGAGGTAGTAACTGAAGAAGGGGTAAGTCAAAATGTTTACATTAATGGTACTCAAGCAATAGTTTACATAGGTAAAATAGTAGAGATACCAGGAACGTATGACCCTGATGGACACGAGATAACACCACCTGTATATTATCCTGGAGTATTTTATGACTTAATGACTAATGTAGAATATGACTTTGGAACTTACGAGGTATTTCCAACAGATTGCGTACATTCGTTTTTAGGTTATGCAAAAAATGCAGATGGTATTGATGTAGACCCTGATGAATTAGAAGAAATATAAAACAAATAAAATGAAAGACAATATCTTAAGTATAAATTTAGAAACTCAAACAGCTCCTGTTGTTTCAGAGGTAAGAGGTAAAGACTATATAGAATACGGAACAGAAGATTGGAAAAACCTTTATCCTCAATTCTTAATAGACTTATACTATAATAGTTCAACTCACGCAGCTATTATAAATTCCACAGCTGAAATGATTGCAGGACAAGACTTAATTTGTGAAGAAGAAGATTATAACTTAGATACTTATGTTAAACTTAAGAAGTTTTTAAGACAAGCAAATAGCAAAGAGTCATTACATCAAGTCATAAAAAAGGTAGCTTTTGATTTTAAACTTCAAGGTGCTTACGCATTACATTGTGTATATAATAGAGAAAGAACAGAAATAGTTGAGGTTTTTCACGTACCTGTTGAAAGGGTAAGAGCAGGAAGACCAAACGAATTAGGACAAGTAGATACATATTTTATATGTGCTGATTGGAGTAATACAAGAATGAACAAACCTTATCCAATAGCAGCATTTAATGTAAACGATAGAACATCAGGTAGTCAGTTATTATACTCAGGAGCTTACTCTCCTAATATGGACATCTATCATACACCTGATTATATAGCTGGTTGTAATTGGGCATTAGTAGACCAAAGAGTTGCTGAGTTTCATTTATCTAATATAGAGAATGGATTTAGTGGTAGCTACTTTATTTCTTTCGCAAATGGAATACCAACACAAGAAGAACGTTTCCAAATAGAACAAAGTCTTACAGAGAAATTTACAGGAGCTAAAAACTCAGGTAAGTTTATATTGACATTCTCAGATGATAAAACTAGAACACCTGAGATAACACCAATATCAGTATCAGACGCAGACAAGCAATATCTAGCACTTCAAGAGCTATTGGTTCAGAATATCTGTTCAGCACACAGAGTAACGTCTAAGACACTTTTAGGAATAGACTCTACTAATGGCTTTAGCTCAAATACTGATGAGCTTGTAAACGCAGCTAATTTCTATCAAAATACTGTTGTAAGAGGTTTTCAGTTAAACATCTTAAATACTTTACAGACTATATTCTCAGTAAACAATATGGACTTACCTGTTGAGTTTGTACAATTAAAACCTATCACAATACAATTTGATTCTAAGACTATTAGAGAAGTAATGACACAAGATGAAATTAGAGAAGATATAGGATTAGCACCTTTAGCAGATGATGAAGATGTTATTGAAGATAGAGAAGATTTTAGTAAAACAGAAAAGACTGAACTTGAATCTACAATAGAAGAATTTGGTGAAGATATGCCTGAAGGATATGAAATAATATCTGAAGAAGAAGCAGAAGATGAGTTAGAAGATTTTGATTTCCAAAAAGAATTAAATTCTGAATACTATGAATTTGCTAGTACAGGTTCAGCTTATCCAAATAGGAAATCAGGGCAAGATCAAAAAAGTAAACAAACAGATTATGTGGATGATATTTATAGAGTAAGATATAGATACACAGGAAGTAAAACAGGAGAAAGAGATTTTTGTAAACAAATGACTAATGCTAATAAAATTTACCGTAAAGAAGATATTATAGCTATGGGAAATAGAGCAGTTAATCCTGGTTGGGGTAAAGGTGGTGCTAATACTTACTCTATATGGAAATGGAAGGGAGGCGCACTATGTGAGCATAAATGGTTCAGAATTATCCTAGTACAAGAAGGTAATAGACCTAAAAATTCAGATAAAATTATTTCATCAACAGAAGCAAAAAGTAGAGGAGTTAAATTACCAAGAAATGCAAAGGAAGTATCAGTAGCACCACACGATATGCCTAATCACGGCTTTGTAAACCCTGAATTGATTGCTAAATATAAAAATGTTTAAATATGTCATACGTATTATTTATATCAGAAGAAAAACTAAAAGACTCAACAGCAATAAATCTTAATGTTGATCCTAATTTATTATTACCTTATGTACGTCAGGCACAGAAGCTTTATGTAGAACCAAAGTTAGGAACTCAACTTACACAGAAGCTAAAAGACTTGATAACTGCTGGTACGATAGGAGATGTAGCTAACGCAGCTTACAAAACTTTGTTAGATGATTACATAGGAGATATGCTACCTAATTGGGCATTTTACCACGCAGTACCTTTTTTACGTTTTAAGATAGAAAATGGTAACATATATTCTAAGACATCAGAGACGGGAAATGCACTTAGTACGGAGGAGAGTCAAAGTTTAAGAGAAGAAGTTTCAAATACTGCTCAATACTATACAGAAAGACTTATAGAGTACATAACAAATAACACAGGTTTATTTCCTGAGTACAGTACAAATAGTGGTGCTGATGTTAATCCTGACAGAAATGCGTACTATAATGGTATGAATCTTGAAAGACCTAATCAACAAGGTACTAGACTTACATTACAGAATTTTTTAAACGCATCTGATTGATGAAGAAACACTATAAACCAAAATTAATTAACGTAACTAAGCTGAAATCCTACTTAGAGAGTAAGCCAAAAAATAACAAGAATGAACGACCTCAAAGACACAATACAAGTAGGATTAGCTAACGGTTCAGCTATTGGCTTTACTTTAGCTAGTGCAAACGAAATACTAAGTTTTGTTGCATTGATACTTTCAATAGCATATACTATATATAAATTTTTTAAATTTGAAGATAATAAATAAATGGCTCGTAAAGTTATTTCAAGCACTTCTAAGAGCGTTAGAAGAAAAAGAAAGGGTAGACACTCAAAGCAAGACAAAAACACTTACAGAGGACAAGGTCGTTAGTCTAGTTTTAATTAGAGATACTTTTACAAAAGAGTCTATAATTGGTAAGTTGTACGTAGATGGAGAGATGTTTTGTGATACTTTAGAATTGCCTTATAAAGATAATCAAAGACGTATTTCAAGTATTCCTATGGGAGTTTATAATGTAAGACTTAGATACCCTAGAGAAAGTGGTACAAGAGACTATTTACACTTATTAGTACAAGATGTTCCTAATAGAGACTATATACTATTCCACAAAGGCAATAAGGCAGAAGATTCAAGGGGTTGTATTCTAGTAGGACAAAAACGTCAACAAGACTTTGTTAGTAACTCATCATTAGCTATGTCATTGTTAATGAAAGAGATAATAAATTTGGGAGGAGAAAATATTAAATTAATAATTAAAAATAAATAAAATGCAAAATTTTTTACAGAAGTACCTTATCGGACAGATGTTCAAATCAAAGAAGTTTTGGTATGCAATCAGTTCAGTTGTAGTTCCAGCTTTAGTAACATTTTTAGGAGTTGATGAACAAACAGCAACGAATCTTTATCAAGCAATTCTCGTTCTTATCGTAGGTCAAGGAATAGCAGATGTCGCAAAGAAATAATCGTTACAGGTTAAAACCTCACGAGATAGTCGCTATACAAAAGATGAGAGAGTCTGAAACTCGTAACATATTAGTTATTGGAGACTTACACGAACCTTTTTGTTTAGATGGCTATCTTGATTGGTGCATAGATCAATACTACACTTATAAATGTACTGAAGTAGTATTCATAGGAGACGTAATAGACAACCACTTTTCTAGCTATCACGAAACCTCAGCTGATGGAATGGGTGGTGCAGATGAATTAGATTTTGCTATTAAACGTATTGCAAGATGGAGAAATGCTTTCCCTAAAGCAACTGTTATTATAGGAAACCACGACAGAATCATTATGCGTAAAGCACAGACTTCAGCAATACCAAGTAAATGGATAAGGTCTTATAAGGAAGTATTAGAAACTCCTGATTGGAACTTTGTAGAGCATTATATTCAAGATGATGTTCTTTATCAGCACGGAGAGGGTGGTACTGCTAGAACTTCTTGTAGAGCTAATATGATTAATGTTGTACAAGGACACTTACATACACAAGCTTACACAGAACACTATGTAGGTAAAAAGTTTAGAGTCTTTGGAACTCAAGTAGGTTGTGGTATAAATCACAAATCTTACGCAATGGCTTACGCAAAGTATGGTAAACGTCCAGCTGTTGGTTGTGCAGTTGTATTAAATAATGGTAAAACTCCATTAAATCTTTTGATGCCTTTGTAATGAAGAAAGATATAACTTGGCAGTTATTCGGTTTTTATTTGCTAATTATAATTCTACTACTTTTATCTAGTCATTACCTTTCTTAACACTTAAATTGTTAATAAGTATATTAATAAACTTGTGAGTATCGTTTATTTTATGTACTTTTGTATCATTATTAATCAAAACTATTTAAGATGTCAAAATTTAGAGTAATCAATCGTACAACAAGACAAGAACATATTTTCAACTCAGAAGAAATAAAAAGATTCTTTAATAAGAACCTTATGTCTGATTATGCAATCAGTTCAATAAAGTACGAAGAACAAAAAAAATATAGTCTATTAGCAGATATTGTTGTTGGTATTGCTTCAGTAATTTTAATTGTATGGATAACTAATTTAGTAGTATCATAATGAATTACGAAGAATATACAAAATCAACTAATCAAAATTGTGTAGATCCTACTGAATGGAATGGTACTAATCCTTGTTGTGAACAATGTGATGAAGAACTAGACCAATCAGATTATGAGACTATATGTGTAGAATGTTATGAAAATGAATTTAATAAATAAATAATTAAGAAATGAAAACAGAAATATTAAAAGAAAAGTACATTAAGTACAACCTAACTAAAGATGATGTATTTAAGCATCAACACTACATCATTATTACAAGAAGTGGTATTGAGAAAATTGCAGCTTTAGAAAATATAGGACTCTCATTTGAAATTGTAAAATGCGAACCTAATTTTGCAGCAGTAAAATGCAAAGCAGACAATACTAAAATATGGATAGAAACATTTGGATCAGCACTCAAAGGAGAAGGGTACAAAGATGGCAACTGTAACACTTGGTATGTTTTAGAGATGGCTGAGAAACGAGCAATGTCAAGAGCTGTACTGAAGCTAACAGGTTTCTATGAACTTGGAGTATTTGGAGAAGATGAATCAGAAGAATTTAAAAAGAAATTTACTAATTATACAAAAGAATAAAAAAAATGGAAATTAAAGGAACAATTAAGAAAAAGTTAAAACTACAAAGTGGAACAAGTAAAGCTGGTAATGAATGGCAAAAGCTAGATGTAATAATAACTCAGTCTGATGAGTATTCAAAAGAGGTATGTATTACTGCATTTGGAGATAAAGCTATTGAATCAGTTAAAAGATTTAATGAAGGAGATAGTGTAGAGGTATCTGTAAACGTAGAAAGTAGAGAATACAATGGTAAATACTACACAAACATTACAGGTTGGAAATGGGCTAATGGTAATACATCAAAAGATAATGTTACTATGGGTACAGATTTTACAGGTACTACACCTGATGATTTACCATTTTAAGATGACTGAAGAAACTAACTTTAAAGCTATATGTGGTATTGCTACAACTGTATTAGGTATGCCACACGGTTCTTTATCATTGAAAACAAGAAAAAGACCAATACAAGTTGCTAGAGCAGCTTCAGCTTATATTGCTATGAATGAAGATAACATACATAGAAACGTAATAGCAAAAGTTTTAAATAGAGATAGAGCAGTAACTTATCACTATCAAGCTATGCACAAGAAACTGTATGCAACTTGTCTAGTATATCGTAATACTTTTAATAAGATCTATAAAGCTTATAAAAATATAGATGGTGCTAAAGAAGTATTTATAAATAAAGAATTTATGAAAAAGCATTTGTTTAGAAATGGTGTTAAAGAATCAAAAAATCCCGATGTTATATTAGAGATACAAAGTGGTGGAATATCTTGTAAAGTAAAAACTTCTTATTTTGATTACTCTAATCAAGTTGAAAATGTTAATCTTGCAATGAAGAATTATCACTATACAATTAAGATTATATGAAACACTTACTAAGCAGTTCAGCATTTCTAGTATTAAACAAAGAATTAGCAAGGCAAATAGGATTGAAAGAGTCAGTCCTACTTGCTGACCTAATAAGCAAAGAAGAATACTTTATAGCTAATGGAATGACTGATGGCTGGTTTTTTAATACTGAAGCTAATATAGAACAAGATACTACACTTACACCATTTCAACAGAGAAAGTGCCTTAAAACTCTTAAAAAGCATCAAATAGTAGAAACTAAACGTAGAGGTGTACCAGCTAAACAATACTTTAAAATAAATGAACAACTAGTTGTGAAGTTTCTTAACAACTTGTCCTTAACAAAATGCACAACTATTAATAAGAATAAAGTAATAACAATACATAATAAATACTTTAATAAGCCAACGACTTTTGAAGTTCAAGATTATTGTACATCACGGAATAATAATATAGATGCAGAAGCTTTTATAGATTTTTATGAAAGTAAAGGTTGGATGGTAGGTAAAAATAAAATGAAGGATTGGAAGTCAGCAGTAAGAACTTGGGAGCGTAGAGAAGTAAAGAAGCCACAATCAATGTCAAAATTAGATGCACAAATAAATGCTTGGGAAGAAGCTAAGAAATTAATATAATTATGAAACCACTAAAACAAGAAAA